CACAGCTGCAAGCAACGTTAACGCAACGCTGCAAGCTGCCTGGGGTACTACAGTGGCACTAACAATTAAGCAGACTTCTGCTGCAATTAGCTCAACTAACCCAGAGTTTCAAACCACAGTACTTGTCAATAACACACAGGATGTAAACGGCGCAGTAGGCGATATATCAAGCCAGTCCATTACATTTACCTGCCAAAGTGTTATCGTAGTAGATACCACACCATAAGGAGTAGTAATGGCAAAGCTAAAGATTACAAGGGCTAACGGGGAAGTATCTGAACATAAGATAAGCCCGGGAGTTGAGTACGCATTTGAATTACGCTATCAGGCAGGGATTAGTAAAGTCCTACGTGATCACGAACGGCAGACTGAGATTTACTTCTTAGCGCATGAGTGCTTACGTAGGGCTAACGTAACTGTACCCATATTTGGTGCAGAGTTTATAGACAGCTTAGAAACTGTCGAGGTATTAGACGAAGAAAAAAAATAATACAGCGTGATTCTACGCTCTATGCGATAGCAAGTTTGTCTGTAGAGCTAGGGATCGCGCCTAATGAGTTTATAAATATGGACTCAGAGATGCTACGAGCAATCGTGCAGGTACTTAGCGATAGAGCAAAGGAGATCAAAAATGCCAGCAGTCGAGGTCGTAGGCGTTAAAGATGTCCTTAAAGGTCTAGAGTTTATTGACGAAGATATGCGCCAAAGGATTAGGACTGCTATAGATCCTTTAATGCGTGGAGTAGCAAATAAGGCACGAGGATTTGTGCCAGATAACGGCAGCGTATTATCAGGCTGGAGTAAACCAAGTAACCCAGCAATTAACTTCAAGCCATTTCCAAAATATGATGCCAGCACTGTTAAGTCTGGTATTGGGTATAACGCAGGTGAAAATCAAACATTTAGAAACGGATTTAAGATAAGCAACTACGTATATAACGTAAGCGCAGCTGGTCGCATATATGAGACTGCAGGTCGCAATAACCCACAAGGTCGTGCGCCATTTCAACAGATAAATCCTGGCACACCTAACTCACCAGTTGGTGCAGTGCAAGGATTTGAAGGCACGAAAAGAGCTAGAGAATATACTTATAATAAATCTACCAAAGAATACTCATCTAACAATCCGTTTGCAGGTTACCAGTTTGTAACATCTATGCCAGGACTTACATCACAGCCTAGAATTAAAGGCGTACGAGGCGGCACTGGTAAAAAGACAAAGGGCAGACTTATATTCAAGGCGTGGTCTCAGGATAGTTCTAAAGTTTACGATGCAATACTGCAAGCAATAAATTCTACAGCTATACAATTTAACAAATCTACAGAGATTAAGAAGGCAGCCTAATGGCCAATGTAGTCGTCTCGGCTATTGCTACCTTTAATGGCAAGGCACTTAAAAAAGGTCAGAAGGATATATCTGCCTTTGATAAGCAAGCGCAAAAACTAGGCAAAACTTTTACACGTGTCTTTGCTACTACAGCAATAGTGGCATTTAGTAAGAAGGCCATAAACGCATTTGCAGCTGATGAGAAGGCCGCTAAATCACTCGCAGTACAGCTAGAAAACACAGGCAACGCATTTAGAGTAAATGAAGTTGAGTCCTATATTGCAGGTCTGCAGAGTTTATATGGCGTGTTAGATGACCAGTTACGCCCAGCATTTCAAACTTTATTAAACGCTACTGGATCAGTAACTCTTAGCCAGCAAGCATTAGAGACTGCATTAAACGTAAGTGCCGGCACAGGTAAAGATTTAGCTAGCGTAGTAGCGGCTATTGCTAAAGGCGCATCAGGCACTACAACAGCGTTAGCAAGATTAGGCACAGGATTAGACAAGGCCACAATAGCTAGTGGCGATATGAATAAGATAATGGCAGCTTTAGATACTAAGTTTGCTGGGCAAGCACAAGCAAGATTAACTACCTATGCAGGCAAAATGGATCTATTAAAAGTAGCTGCTGCTGATGCTACAGAAATTATAGGTAAGGGTTTAATAGATGCTATAAGTGCCATAGGTAAAGATAATTCAATAGATCAAGCCGCTAATTCTATGAACAACTTTGCAGTTGCTATTGCTAATACCGCTAAAGGTATGGGTGAGTTAATTGGTCAAATTAAAAGAATGCTAGACAGCGATGTAGGCAAGTTTTTACTAGGTGTGACAGCTTTACTTACACTTGGTAAAAAACAATTAATAGTAGGTGCTGCAGGACTGATTGCTTATGATATAGGCAAGACACAGAAACCATCATCTAACTTTACATTTGGGTCAGGTAACCCACTACAAAGAGCAGAAACTAAAGCGATAAAGGATTCTGTTTATTATCGTAAACAAGAAAATGCTGCACTCAAAGCAAAGACTGCTGTAGATGCATTACGAGATAAGTTTGACCTAGAGCGCATAGGACTTACAGCTGCACTAAACGCTGCAACTGATGAAGAGACTAAGTTACGCCTTAAAGCACAATTAGCCATACTAGACAATAACGAGGCTTTGGCTAAAAAGTTATTAGCAGAGATGGAAGGCACTAAAGCCACAGTAGTATTAACGACACAATTTTATGCGTTAAGTGAAGCTGCTAAAGCATTATTAACTAGCTTTGGCGTTGACCCATCACAAGTAGGCCCAGGCGGTACTATTTTAGGCGGTGCAAGTGGGCGTGTAGGTAACCTTGCTAATGCAGCTATAAATAACCCTAGTTTTGCTAGTAGCGGTGCAGGTATGGATCTAGGTTTAGCACTTGGATTTACGCCCGGCAGTAGGACTGCTAGTGCTGCACCACAGGAAATTGTAGTAACAGTTAACACTGCTAATGCAGGTGATAGATTAAGTCAAGCCATAGCAGAATCTATACAAATTGCTACAAAGAATGGATATAGCACAGTGCCGGCAGGTCAGGGCTTCTAATGCCAATACCTGTAGTAACCGCTTTAATTAACTTTAGTACTGGCCCAGCCTTTGCTCAGACAATGATTTTAGATACGGGCATACTAGACACAAACGTATTAGGTGATGCAACAGCTGTAATTGTAGATGTGTCTAATCAGGTTAATCGCATAGAGACTAACCGAGGCCGTACTGCATTATCAGATGCATTCCAGACAGGCGCACTTACCTTACGCATAGTAGATCAGAATGGCGATTTTAATCCGCAGAATGTTACTGGCCCATATTACAATTTATTAACACCCATGAAAAAGGTGCAGATTAGCGCAACCTACTCATCAGTAACATACCCAATATTTCAAGGTTTTATTACAAGCTACGTTACTACATACCCAGGTGAATCTGGTGAAGATGTAGCCATTACGACTATACAAGCCGTAGATGCGCTTAGATTAGCGCAGGTAGCACAGATCAGCACAGTTACAGATTCAGGTGCTGGACAATTGAGTGGCACACGTGTAAATAAATTGTTGGATGCTATTTCATGGCCAGCGACTATGCGTGATGTAGATGCAGGTCTTACTACTATGCAGGCAGATCCCGGCACTAATCGCACAGCACTGCAAGCCCTAACTACTGTAGCCACGTCAGAGTATGGCGCACTGTATGTAGATGCTAGTGGCTCGTTTGTATTCCAAGATAGAAACGTAACAGCAGGATCTATTGCAGGCACACCTACAGTTTTTGCAGATAATGGCACAGGCATAGATTACTTTGATGCCAGTTGGATTCTTAACGATGTGCTTATATTTAACAAAGCCACAATTACTAGGACAGGTGGCACAGCGCAGGTAGCATCAAATCAAGACAGCATAGACAAGTATTTTCTACACAGCTATTTTTTAGACAATCTACTCATGCAGACAGATGCCGTAGCCTTAGATTACGCACAGGCTTATGTGGCTAGTAGAGCTGAGACAGAGATTCGAGTAGATTCCATAGTCCTAGACCTATACACAAACAATTACAATAGCGGCATTATTGCAGCCCTAGACCTAGACTTTTTTGATCCAATAAAGGTAATTACTACTCAACCAGGTGGATCTACCTTAGAGAAAACATTACAGATTTTCGGTGTACGCATGAATATATCACCGAATAGTTGGCGCACTACGTTCACGACATTAGAGCCAGTCATAGACGCATTTATCCTAAATGATACGATTTATGGCACTTTAGACTATAATGTCCTAAGTTACTAAGGGGTATCATGGCAAAACAAACGTTTACGACTGGGCAGGTATTAACAGCTGCACAGATGACTTCACTGCAACAGACAGCAATGGGTGGCGGATCTGCAACTGCTAAGACTGCATCTTATGTATTAGTCGCCGCCGATGCTGGTACTACTGTTGCTATGAACGCAGCAGGTTCAACAACCATAACTGTTAACACAGGATTATTTGCAGCAGGTGACACAGTATTTATACAAAACTTAGGCGCAGGTGCTTGCACAGTTACAGCAGGTACAGCCACAGTGGCAACAGCAGGCAGTTTAATTCTGCCACAAAATGATGCAGGTATTTTATACTTTACAGCTACAGGTGCATCTATATTCTATGATTACATACAAGCAGGTGCAGTATCACCACTAACTACAAAGGGTGATGTTTATACATTTAGCACAAGTGATGCAAGACTTGGCGTAGGTGCTAACAACACAATTCTTACAGCCGATAGTGCGGAAGCAACTGGATTAAAGTGGGCTGCTGCTGCCTCATCAGTTCCAGCAAACGCAACTGCAACTGTTGCAACAGCACAAACAACAACTTCTACAAGTTTTACTGATTTAGCAACAAGTGGTCCAGCGGTTACATTAACAACTGGTACAAAGGCTTTGGTTATTTTGTATAACCGCAGCCTAACTGGTAATCCGATAGAACCTGCATTTATGTCTTTTGCTGTTTCTGGTGCAACTACTGTTGCAGCGACATTCGCTAGGTCACTTAGTAGTTATAATTCCAATGATTATATGGGATACAGTTCTGCTTTTATTATTACAGGTTTAACAGCGGGGTCAAATACATTTACTTGTAAATACTTAATAGATGGTGCATCCACTGGATATTTTCAAGACAGAATTATTAGCATTGTAGATATGGGGTCTTAATATGGCAATTACAAATAAAGAAATTAATCTAGCACAATTAAGCAAAGAACTTGGAAATAAAGGTTTAATTGGTGATTTTAATGATACAAAGAAAAAGTTAATCTTAGTTGCAGATGGCGTTGAATTAACTGACAAAGAATTAGACGATGCCATTGCAGCGCATATTGCTATTGATGAAGCCGAAGCAAAGGCAGATGCTAAAGCAGCAGCCGAAGGCAAGTTAGCAGCACTTGGTTTAACTACCGATGATCTTCGTGCATTAGGTTTATAGCCAGTAAATGAAGCCCTGGCTATGTGCTGCAGGTACACAGTTAAGAGATCAAATTGATACCTGGTACTCAGATCGTCGCTCTACCTCTGATGGGTGGTTGGGTGATGCTCGTCATTCCGCCAGAAAATCGGATCATAATCCAGATACAGATGGGTGTGTACGAGCCATTGATGTGGATTCTCGCTTGGATTCATCCGAAGGGATCTCAATATATTTGGCTGACCAGATCAGAATCTGTGGTAAAACCGATAAGCGCATATCTTACGTGATCCACAACGGCATGATTGCCAGCAAGATACTTAACTTTAAATGGCGCAAGTACAAGGGTTTTAACAAGCACACAAAGCACATACATATCAGCTTTACAAAGTTAGGCGATAAAGATAGCAAGGCGTTTGATATACCACTACTAGGAGGTAACTTATGAAAATCAGTGATAAGCAGAAAGCAATACTCAAATCATATTTTAGGGGTGTGCTTGTATCATTCTTAACATTCTTAGCCAGTAATGAGTTAGGACTAGATCCAGTTATATCAGTAGTAGTGGCCGCACTTGCAGGCCCAGCAGCTAGGGCTTTAGATAAATCCGATAGTGCTTATGGCCTCGGTGCAGATGAAGCATGACACCCGGCGAATGGGTTGCTTTAGCCGTTGGCGTATGCGCCGTATCTACAAGTTTGTTAGTGGCTCTACGTTGGGTTATTAAATCTTATTTACAAGAGCTTAAACCTAACTCTGGTACTAGCATGAAGGATCAACTAACTAGATTAGAGCAGCGTGTTGATGATCTATATTCCCTAATAGTTAAGAGACAATAATACTATGGCCGACACAAGGCGTAAACGTAAGAAGATAAATAAGCGCATTGTGCGTAAATCACCTGAGCCATTATCTAAACTAGATCAGCATTATATTGCCATGAACGAAATCTTTAGGGCTGCAAAGAAGGCAGGCTTTAGTGACAGCTGTGCTTTGTACTTTGTATCAGATAGGGCAACGATGCCCGACTGGGTAGTAGGTGATGGCGGCATCATACCTAGTATTGATCCTACAGAAGAAGATGACGATTAAGCGTTGGCTAGTAATATCAGATTTACAAGTTCCCTTTCATCATGAGCAGGCTGTTAAGAACGTCATCAAGTTGGCAAGACGTGAGAAGTTTGATGAGGTTTTATGTGTTGGGGATGAGATTGACTTCCAAACAATTAGTAAGTGGGCCGATGGCACACCTTTGGCTT